ACCATCCCGCCTCCGAGTAGTTCCAGCCGGGACGGCGCGAGAGATGATCCAGGCTCGGCGACGGCCAGATCAGGTCGGGGAACACGAAACGCGATGCAGCCGGAATCGTGCCGTCGTTTCCGTTGCCAGACGTGTCAGTGAGGACGAGGCCGCGCTCGTCGTCACAGTTCCAGATCCCCTCGACGTTCGGGATCGGCGTCATCTGGATGCCCTTCAACGCGTTGATCGCTGCTTCGTTCAGCGCGATGTGCCAAAGCGAGATGGCATCGATCGAGAAATCGCCCGCGTTGGAATCCATCGGTGCGATGTGGATCGTATCGACGTCGCCGAGGAACGAGATCGCCCTCGTGTCTTGCAGAACACCATCGAGATAGAGCTTCGTCGTCCCAGAGTCGTACGTGATCGCGACGTGAACCCAAGTATCGAGCTCGAGCGGAGCGAGCGATACCGCATCGCCGCCTAACGATCCCGGCACAGATTTGAACGCCAGCGTCCCGTCCGAATGCATCGTGACCCACGCTTCCGAGAAAAACCCTCCAGTTTCCCAATACCGAATGATCCCCTGCTGCCGGAGCTGGTGTGGTCGAAGCCAGAACATCATCGACCAGTCATCGGTAGGATCGAGAGCGACGTCGGGACCAATCGTGGTCAGCCCCTCGTTCGTTTTCAGCGCACTGCCGAATCCGTTCGAGGAGTCGTACGTCGGTGCGCTGTCGAGTTCCGGGTCTGTGTCGGCCACCCGGACGCGCCACGTCGCCGCCGAGCTCGCGTTCGTGTAGCCGAGATAGACGACGTTGCCGGGCTGGATGCTTCCGCGGTCGCACTTCAGCTGGATCTGTGCCGCGAGGTTGTCCGCGCGCCAGACGCGTGTCGGTTGCTGTAGCAGCAGTTCGCTCGCTTCGAAGTTGGTGACCTCCTGCGATGCGGCGATCGATGAGACGTAGTCACTCCAGTCGAGCCAGGAGATCACCGGCCGGCGCGTACCCATGCCTGCCTCCTACCCCCAGAGCCGCAGCGTCGTGTAAAGCGTGTCGCTCGACTCATGTACACCCAGAATGATGAAATCGCGATCGTCGATGTTCCAGTCACGCGAGGTGTACGTGAGCGTGACCGTCTCGCCTGGTCGGCGGAGAAACCGGCGCTTTCGGACGGTGACGTTGTAGCGCTCGCGAAACGTCGAGCCGGAGCCGATTCCGAGAAGCGTCGCGCGGCGCGTAGCCTCGTCACTCGCATCTGTGTCGATCACGAACAGTGAGTCGATCTGCAACTCGGTCGCTGTCGGAAACTTCGTGGCCGTCGCCGCTTGCCCGGAGGCGTCCGGGCGGATCACGCGCCGGTACTCCTCCGCAACGAACTTCTTTCGCGCCTCTGCGGCGCCTGCCGCTACCGCATCGGGGTCCTGCACCTTGTACGAACGCAGGTATCCGAAGTTGAGCCGCAGCGGCGGGATGTCCGTTCGCTCGCGGCTGATCGAGATGACGTCGTATTCCTGGATGTCGTCGACCGACGTTCCGAACTCGAGAACGTCGAAGACGAACTTCCCCTCGCGGGTGAATGAACGCCAGCCCCCGACCGTGTCGAGGATCACCTGGTCGATCGCCGCGATGAGTGAAATCGGAGACGGTCCCTGGTAGAAGCCGATCGGCGCCGGCTGTGCACTGTTGAGCGCGGCCACGGTTCCGGGCTCGATCTCGATCGGGTCGCCCGCAATCTCGATCATGCGCTCGATGATGTCGCCGGGCTTCTCGATGAAACCGCCGGCACCCGCATTGTCGCCCTGGATATCGGCCGTGATGGTCCCAGAGGGGGACGACCCCGGGCGAATGGCTGCGTTGGCCACGTCCGAGATGTACTGGCCTGCTGCGATCGGTGGGTCCGAACCGCCATCCCAGTCGAATAGATCCGTGAACCCGAGACGCGAGATGTCGCCAGCCGGAGCGCCGGCATCCGCAGGGCCGCCGGACGGATCGGGGGCCGCCGTCAGGGTCGACGCCTTGTCGTACACCGCGTCGAACTGCTTGATCGATCCCGAGTGGAAAACGTAGACCGGGCCCGCGCTGTTGACCTTCACGCCCTCCGCGTTCGTCACATACCCCAGCGCGATCGGCTTCTGTTTGTCCGCGAGATCGGCACCTCCCTCGAAACCCTCCGTTGCATCGTCTCCGGCGAAAACAGTGGGTTGGAGATCGACCTCCATCTTCGACATCGGGTCGTTGAGTGGAAGCGAGAGCCGCTCGTCGGTCCAGTTGACCTGGCCCGCGGTGCCGAGAACGACCGGCTGGAACTGGTAGAACTGGAATCCTGGCGCACCGCCGAGCACTTGCAGCACGAACCCCTCGAACAGGTATCCCGCGAGCTCGTCGATCGTACCGTCCGAAAAGTCGAGTTCAATCGACCCGCTCAGGCTCGCGCCAGAAGACGTGACGCCCCGAAGCTTCGAAAACAGATTGTTGTCAGACTCGACCGCCAGAACGACTAGATTCGGGAAGCGTCGGGTCGTATCCGGGAAGAACACCGGCAGCGGATAGTCCGCGTAGCCGCGCTGGACGAGCGAGGCTCCGACCGGGTCGTACGCCTGGATGTCGACGATCAGAATGAGCGGGTTTTCGGGATCTGCGATGTACGCACCAAACGGCGCGTCTTCGGCCAGTTGGTGCCACAGCGTCGCACCGAACGGATGCGAGCCGTACGGACTTGATCCGAACATCGATCAGCTTCCGTTGACGAGACTGTCGAGCAGCCGGTTGGCCTGCGTCTGCAATTTCCCGAGCCCTTCCAACCCTTCGACCACCTGCTGGAGCGCTTCGATCTGCGCTTCGCTTTGCAGTTGCCCGTCGTCTCGCAAATCCTGAATGAACTGCTCGAACTGGTCAGGCTCAGCAGATGCCGGCGGTCCAGACGCCTGCTGCTGAGACTGCTGCTCGAACGTCGAGTCCGGGAACAGGACTTCTTGGTCGAGGACGGTCTGGAGGCCAGTCTTGATCGATTCGATGATCGCGCCGAACGGTCCGCCGGTTCCGAATGCTTCCTCGGCGATCCGCGCGAGGTCCGCGCCGGCCTGTGCGAGCTCGGGGCGCAGGTGGAGCGCACCGTCCAGCACCTGAGCGAGCAAGTCATCAAAAACCGTCTCGGCGTCGTCGAGCTGCTGGAGGATCGAGGTCCCTCCGAGATCACGGTCGAGCGCGTCGAGCACCTGGTGGATCGGGTCGTTGATCTGCTCGAGGATGTCCATCCGTTCGAGCGCGGTGAGCCGCTCGACTTCGACGAGGTCCGCGCCGAGGAACTCGGCTTCCCGCAGACGCTCCGCCTGCACGTCGACCAGCTCCTGGATGACAGAGTCGAACGGACGCTCGAACTCGTGGATCGCCTGGAGCACCTTGTCGTTGAAGTTGTCGGTCAGCAGATCGATCGCGTTGAGACGGTGTTCTTCGATGCCCGTGATGTCGACGCCGAAGTCAGGCGCTTCTTGGGCGAGGATGCCAAACGCCGCGTTGATCTCGTCGAGCTGCTGCTCGGCCTGCGTCTTCGCCTGTGTCGCGATCCCGAACAGATCGTCGCGCAGCTGCTCGAGTTCTCGCCGACCGCTGAGGAACTCCGCAAAGCGCTCTTGGAACTTCGGAAAGATCCCGGTCGTGACGTACTCACCTGACGGGAGGTCTCCGAAGAAACGGCCGACGTCGCCGCCGAGCGCGTCCACGATTCCTCGCATCCGGTCTGCGAGAATCTGCTGCAATTCGTTGTCGAACTGCGTGAACGTGACCTTCAGCGCGAACCGGTTCGGCAGGAAGTCCGCTATCTGCGCGATCTCTTCCGGATTCAAGTGGTCTGCGATCGCCTGGTCGAACCCGACGACGATGTCGGTGAGAGACGAACGAAATTCATTGTTCAAGTTCTTGGACTCGACGGCCAGACCCACGAAACCGAACGGACCCTCTCGCGTGATGCCACCCTCGAATCCGCCGTCGTCGACCGGAGACGTTCGGATCACAGCTTTGGCTCTCTGCTGATCGAACAGCCCCGTGTAGTGCCCAGTCAGGAGCCCGATGGTCGGTGCGAAGATCGAAAGGACGATGAATCGCGCGAGATCGGCGTCGGAGACGTCTCCGGCCTGCCGGTTGGTCACGAGGTTGAACGTGTCCTCAGCCAGGAAGCCGCCGGCAATCTTTCCCACCTGTGCGAGCACGCCGCTCGTTGCACCGCCGAAGAACAGCCCGATGATCGTACCGATGACGGCGCCACCGATGCTTCCGATCAGCTTCGCGGTATCCAGCGTCGCGAAGTCGTAGTCGGCCGCGTTCACTCCGGTGCGCGGAATTCGAGTGCGTGAACTCGCGTTGTAATCATCGATCGAGGTCAGGATGCTCGAAACGAGCGAGCCGAGTCCCGCGAGAGCCCCTCCGACCGTGGTGCCAGAAATTCCCGTCTGCTGCTGCGCCGGACCGATCTGGCCGCCCGTCACTCCATATTGTTGCGACGTCGGCGTGAACAGATTGCCGAGCGTGGTGTTGAAGAAGCCTCCGCCGCCTGCACCAAGGTTGCCGACAGCTGACAGCGAACCCGCTCCGGAAGATCCGAGTCCACCGGACGTGAACGTCCCTCCAGTCGTCCCATTGAGCCCGGCATTCAGCGCACCGCTGATCGCCTTGGTGATCGTCGCCGCGGCCTGCTCCGCCAGAACCCGCTTCAGGATGTTGAGCGCGTTCTTTGCGAAGTCCTCGACCGTATCGAGGTTGAACCCCTCTTCGATTGCATCTGCGAGCGACCGCTGCACGCCGCGCGACAGCTCGTCGAAGATGCGCTCCGTCTCCTGGGCCGCTTCCTTCGCTGCCCGCACGTTCTGGATGTCGGTCTGTAGGCGGCTGTACTCGTCGACGAGGCGTGCGACCTCGTCCGCAGACTTGCCGGACGCGATCGCCTGAAGCTCGAATTCTGCCGTCGCTGCCGCGATCCGCTCGGGGACCGTCAACAGCGTCTCGTTGAGCTTGTCGTACTCGTCCTGCGCGGCCGACAGCAGTCGATCGACTTCGGTCGCAGCCGCCGCAGCTGCATCCGACTTCTTGATTTCGTCGGTCAGGATATTGAACCGCGTCGCGAGCGCTTGGACGATCGGGTCGCCTTCGTCGAGCACGCCGAGGAGTTCCGCGATCGTGCCTTCGAGGAGACTGGCGAGGGCGGACTGCTCGTCGAACGACTCGCCCAACAGCGCGGCCTGCTTGTGTGCGACGGCTGCCTGTTCGCCGAAGTCCTTGAGGATATCGGCGACGCCCTTCGTGGCCGCGGAGACGTTGCTGGTGAGGTTCGACACGCCGTCGGTCGTGTCATCGACGAGTCCGGCAATGGACCCGGCGACTGTCGCCAGATCCTCTTGCAGCTGATCGGCCGCCTCGCCGATACCGCTGAAGAAGCCGGGGCCTTCGTCCGTGTTCAGTTCGGCGAGCTTCGCCCGCGACCGCTGGATCTCTTCCTCGATCGTGAGCGTGAGTTCCGAGAACTGCGCCTGGATGCGCTCGCCGGCGTCGGCCGAGATCAGTCCCTCAGGCAGCAGATTCGACAGCCCGTCCACGAGCGTCTTTGCAAGCCTTCCAACGAAGTCAATCGCCTCCTGCTCGATCTCTCCGAACAGGATGTCGAGATCGAGCTTCATCCGCGTGATGGCGCGCTTCACCGAATCAGCGAACGTCTGGACGCTCCCGAGTCCATCCGACGCCGAGGCGTCGAAGGCACTGAGGAGTAGGCCGACGATGGTCAGGACCGCGATGAGGGCTCGGAACGTCGGGACGACTCGGAGAACGGCGGTACCGATTTCCGGAAGGAAGCGGATGAACCGAAGCGTGATGCCGACGACGCTGGCCGCGACGTCCAGCAGCGCGCCGAGTCCCAGCAAAAGCGGACCCAACGCCACGACGATCCCGCTGAGCGCGAGCCCCCACCCGAGAGTTGCTTTGTCAGCGGCCGACATCTGACTGACGAGCTTCGTAGTCTCGCGCGCCAGAACGATGACCTTCGGAAGCACTTCGTTCGCCAGCGTGACGCCGAGAACGCTGAGGGACGCGACGAGCTGGTCGAGCGCGAACGAGGCGGTCTCCTGCGTCCGCTTGAACGCCTCGTCCGTGATACCGGTCGAGTTCGCGAGCGAGTTGAATACCCGGTCGACTTCGTCCGCGTTCTGCGCAGTGATCGCCAACACGGCGTTGAGCGCTTCGGACGAGCCGAGGAGCTTTCGCAGCTTCTCGGGGGAGTCTCCGAATTGCGCGACCAGTTGGCGGAACACCGGCAGCAGGCCGTTCTGGAGTTGTGCGCGGGCGTTGTCGAGCGACCCGAACGCCTCTTCGATCAGCGGAATCGTCCGCGTGGTCGGCGCGTTCAGCTGCTTGATGGCCGCCGAGACCTGCGTGATCGCCTGCGAGACGGGCGTCCCGAGTCGGGTGATGATCGCCACCGCAGCGCCGACCTGGTCGAGACTCACACCGGCCGGGCCCGCCACTCCGATCACGTTGCCGAGCGTCGATGCGAGTTCGGACGCTTCGAGGTTGCCCTCGCGTACCGTGTTGACGAGGATGTCGGTCGCCTGTGCGGCCGTGAGGCCGGCGGACGAGTACGCCGAGACGGCCGCCACCACAGAGAGAGCGACGTCGCGGGTTTCACCGAGGCCGACAGCTGCCGCCTTTGCGGACTGCTCCAGGATCGACATCGCGCGTTCGCCGCGCGCACCCGCCGAGGTGACTGCGAACAGCGCGCTCGCGAGCTCGCCGGGCCCCTTGCCCACCGCCGGAGCGAGGGCCAGGACGGACTTGGTCAGCCCCTTGACTTCCTTCTCCGACACGCCGACCAAGGTGATGATCTTGGTCATCTCTTTGTCGAAGTCGGTTCCGAGCTTCACAGCTGCGACGCCGGCCGCTGCGAGCGGAACCGACAGCGAACGCGTGACCGTCCGCCCCAGCTGCGAAACCTGCCGGGACGTCTGTTTCAGCTGCCGCTCGACGGTGCGCAGCTCTTTGCTGAACTGCTTCTCGTCGAGTTTCAGAATGGCGATGAGGCGCCCGACTTGGGTATCTGCCATGCCGGGCGCCTCCAGCTTTCACTTTTTCGAACTCTGCGGGAACGCCGCCTTCAGGATCGCAACCATCTGTTCCGGCGACATGCCGTCGCCTTCGATCTCGTCGAGCGACTCCGGCTCGAATTCCCATCGCGATGGGTCCGAGTAGTCCGGCAGCAGCTCGTTCGGGTCGATCAGCTCGCGACCCTTCTTGCGTTTGGCGTCGGTGTTGTAGATCGCCGCTTCGAGTCGAGCGGCGGCCAGATCCAGGCGGGTGCCCGATCGCGGCTCGAGGATGAACGCACCTCGAAGCTCGACCAGCTCACGGTTCGTGAGCCACTGATACAGCAACCGCCTCGCTGGGATGCCCAGGAACAGGCAGATTTCCCAGTCGAGCCGGACGTCTGGTCGCCGGGCTATTCCCCCGCGGCGTCCTCCGTCTCGTCATCCTCTTCGGCAATCCCGTTGAAGCGTGCCGAGGCTTCGTAGATTTCTTTGATCGCCTTCGAACTCTTCGTACCGAGCTTTTCGAGATCACGATCGTCGTCGAACAGGCGCTTTCCGCTCTCGTCACAGACGCTGAGATACACGAGGAGCGTCTTGATGCGAGCGGCATGGATCTCGACCGAGGTCGTGACCTTGGCCGCCGGCCGGTGTCGCCGCTTGCCGCGCGCGCTACGACCACCGGCTTCCTGTTCGATCGACTGCCTGGCGGTGTAGAACGCCTCGTCGAAACGAGAACGATCCGTGGCGGTCAACTCGCGGATGTAGACCCGCCCGCCCCATTCCTTCGAGTCGACGAACGTGGTTTCGAGATCGCTCGCGTTGAGGATCTGGTCGCGCGAGAGCGCCGAGTTTCCGGCCACTTTCACGGCACCGCCCGGCCCCGTTGTGTTTGCTTCCGTCATGTCGTTTGTTGCCTCTTGGCCCCGTCATGGGGAGAAATCAGGCCCAGGTCACGTTCCCGCTGACGCGCAGCGTGAAGTTCCCGGTGATGGCCGCATCGCTCGGGAACGACAGCGGGAACGACTTGACGAACGCGTCGAACGTCAGGTCGACGGTCGGGGTCGACGGAATGCGAATCCGCCACTCCCGCACGGTCCGCGCGGCCATGTCGGCGTAGATGCCGGTGGATGCGTCGTGCGTGCCGTCGTTCGGATCGAGGATCAGCTCGCCGGTGATTTCGCCAGCGTCGAGCAGACCGCCGATGAACTCGCGGAAGTTGCCCGGCGAGTCGTGGTTGGTGACGTCGATCTCTTCACTGTCGAACGACGGACCGTCGATCGTCCTGACCTGCGCGACGGTAGTGTAGGTGCCAGAGCCAGGAGAGTCCTCGCGCTGAAGCAGTGTTCCTTTGCCGAAGATGTACGCCATGTCTTCCTCATGCTTCGGCCCCGTATTGGTGAACTAACGGTGTGATTGGATCAGTTGCCGACGTCTCGGATGACGGCGAGTTCCCAGGTGTCGACGGCGAGGTCGACGTGACAGGTTCCGTCCGCCTGGGCGAAGCCTTCGCGCGTGAGCGGTCCGTACGTGCGGACCTGGCCTGCGTTGTGCGTCTGGGCGATCGAGATCGAGCGGCCGAGTGCGTCGGGCTGAGTGATGAGCGACAGAGACTCGTTCCCGGCGCCGGTGTTGCGCGCCAGCAGGATGTCACCGTCCTTCAGGGCCCACTCATGGTCGTTCGTCGAATCGCCGCCTGTCTGGGCGACCGCGCCGTTGGCGAGACCGGTCCGGCCGGCCAGGTTGTGAACAGTGATTGCGGTTCGCGCCATCGCGACCTCCTTGCTGAGTTACAGAGGCGTCTCGGGCGACGTACCCGAGGCGTGGAACTGGATTTCGAACGTCATGCGCGCGGCGGGAATAGACCCGCTCTCGCCGAAGGCCTCGCCGTACTCGGTCGCGAGAAACCGAGGTGCGGAGCGCGACGTCGCGAGATTCGGATTGGCTCGGACGGCCTGCTTTGCCTTGAGCACGAGCTGGCCGCGTACGTCCTGCTGGTCTGTCAGCGCGGTAACCAGGACTCGCGACCGGTGGTGCTCAAAGTCCGAGTCGTCGTGGTCATTCGCTCGGTCGGTGACGCGGTCTTCGACCAACTCGACCACGAGCGCAGGGAACGCTTTAGAATCGACCGCAAGCGGAACGCCGCCTTCGCCGAACATGTTCACATTGAGCGTCTGGTCCGGAGTGCCTGACCGAACGACAGTCATCCCGGCGAGAGACGAGAGAACTTCCCTGTGAACCGTCTCGGCGTAGTCCTGCGGTTCCATCTACGCGGTGTCCAGCTTGAGCGAACACATCGCGTCGCCTGCGTTCCCGTCGCGATCTTCGACGCCGATCACCTCGTAGACGTCGGAGTTCCCCAAAACGACGCGGTCGGCGTGTCCCGGTGTGTGCGGGTACAGGTCCGCGACGTGCACGAACAGCACCGGACGGCGAGACTCGATTGCGATCCCGAGTGCGTCCGTCTGCGCGTAGTACGGGCGGAACTGCGCCCGGATCACGATCGGCGCGAAACCCTTCGGCGTGTAGGAGACCGACTCACCGAAGACGGCCTGCGCCTTGGTTTCGATCTGCCGGCGGTACGCGGAGGAGTCGATAGGCACACGTCACCCCCAATGCAGGCCAAGGGTTCGGCGAACAGCAGCAACGGACACGGGGCCGCCGAACCCGGCGCCGCTGTCCGCCTTGCCCCAGGACGTGAAGCCGACGGTGCGGTCTTTACGTGCGCTTCGCCTGGCGCAGCACGCGCGGTCGCGTGCAGTACGGAAGCGGATTCGACTGGGAGTGCAGCTTCACGTAGCGCTGGAACTCCGGGTCAACTGCCTGCTTCGAGTAGCGCGGCAAACCCATCGTCCCCTCCGTCTCGACGAAGTCGGCCGGGGCGAACGGGTTGCGGAACAGGCCGCGAGCGCCGACGGGGAAGAAGTGCGCCTTGTCGGTGTTCACGAAGTCGGTCGCGCCGACGTAGCCGTGGTAGTTCTCGAACACGATCCCGGCGTACGGGAACATCCGGTAGACCAGGCCCATTCGGAGCCACTCGCCTTCCATCCAGCGGTCGTACGCCGCTCGGACTTCGTCGTGTGCGACCAGGTCGTCGAAGAACTGATCCCCGCAGAACGCGTGGATGTGGTTGAACATCACATTCGGCATTTCGCGCTGCATGTCGCGGGAGATCCCGTGGCACGTCGTCCGGATGTCACCGACCGATGCGGTGTCGAACGAGAAGTCGACCTCGGCCAGCGCCGAGACGCCGAACTCCGCGAACAGGTCGTAGATCGGAGTCACGCCGTCCGCGTCCATCACGATGCCCTTGAGCGCGGAGACGCGCAGGTGTTCCAGCGTGGCGTCGAACGACGCCGCGTGGTCCATCTGACGCCGGGAAATCTCCGACTCGACGCCCGCCTGTTGGTTCTCCGTCCCGAACTCCCGCACGTCGCGCAGTTCGGACGCCTGGATCGTGTCTTCGAGCGCGATGTGGGGAATCTGGAGCGTCCGGGTCTTCATCTTGTTGACCGTGGCCTGAGTCGCCGGGGCTCCACGAGGGGTCGTCGGGATCAGGGTGAGCCACCCGTCCCGCTCCTCGAGGAGGATTCCTTCCGTCGACACTCCGAACTCTTCGAAGATTCCGAGCTGGCCAGCACGGCCGGGAACGAAAGGCATCTTGTTGATCGAATCCGTGAGGGACCGAACGCCGTAGTTGTCGCCGCTAAGGACGTCGAATACTGCCATTGGTGGTTCTCCGTTTGGCCCCGTGGAATTGAACGTGCGTGGTGGTGCGAACTATCGGACGAGAATCCCGAGGTTCTTCTCGAGCGCCTGGATCGCGTCGGCCTTCTCGGCCGCGTTGATCGAGGACGGCCAGACGATCTCGTTTCCGTTCACGATGGCGTTGCCGCGAACCAGTGCGACGCCGTTCGCGTTGTCCACCGAATCGAGCGCCGTGATGTTCTCGCCGAGGATGCCGGCCGGAACCTGCTCGCCGAGTGTCCCGTCCTCGTCGAACTGGAGGTACTTTTTCGCCGTCTGGGTGACGGTGATCACGAACGTGTCGCCTGCGGCGAAGTCGGTCGCGCCATCGGCCAGCGTGAACGCGAGGCCACCCGCCGAGAACGCCACCGCCACCGTGCCCGTTCCGACCAGCAGGCCGTCGGGGTCGCGCACTTCGAAATCACCGGCGTCGGAGCCCGGCTCGATGAACACGAGCGAGTAGGCACCGTCCTTCGCGGGACCGGTGACGGTGATCGCGCCCATGGCGCCGTTGCCGGTATTTCCGGCACCAGCGACCGCCGCCGCGGTGCCCGACAGACGGGCCCCGAGAACCATGCCGGCTGTGAGGACGCGGTCCGAACCGGATCCTGCCAGGATCACGATCTGCTCGCGGCTGTAGTCGCTGTCCGACTCGGAAACGACGAACTCGAACGGGTGTTGACCTTCGGTGTATTCGGCCATTTGAAAGGCTCCTCAGACCCACGGGTGCGGGTCGTTGATTGGGTTTTGGCCCCGTGGACCTCTGTGTCTGTTGAAATCAGTTGGACGGAGACGCCTGATCCCAGACCCGTCGCTCCTTCGCGCTCGGCGTCGCGACGCTCGCGCGGGACTGGTAGATCGCGTTTCGGTCGATCTGGACCGGCTGTCCGCCCGTGGCGCCGGCGTGCTGCCCGCTGACGTCGGTCGCGGCGTCACGGGAAGCGGCTTCGTCCATGAGCGTCTTCCGGATGTCTTCGATCGAGACACCCTTCTCGATGAAGTCGATCGCGCGCTGCGGGCACCCGGCGAGCGTGCAGATGTCCTTCACCTCGGCGACGCGCTTCTGGTGCGCTTCGCGCTCGGCGTTGCGCGCCGACACGGCCGCCTGTTCGCTTTGCGAGCGCGCGGCATCGAGACTGATCGCTCCGTCGCCTTCGGTCGTCACGGTCGTGGGCGTGGTCGCCGCGAGTGCCGCCTGCCGACCGCGCTCCTCCGCTTCCTTGATGTTCTGCTCGTTGCAGGCCGCCAGAAATTGCTTCTGTTCTTCGGTCAGGGTCGCCATGATTGCTCCTGTGCTGGATGCGCCGACCCGATTGCCGGCTGGTTTCAACCTCGCCCTCAGTGCATCGAGGGTTTGGGCGTACGTCTCGACCGCATCCGCGAATCCCACATCGAGGGCGGTTTCGGCGTAGAAGACTCCCGCTTCAGTCGCGAACACTGCGTCGGCGCCCATGCCGCGATTGCGCGCGACCGTGTTGACGAAGATCACGCGGAGACGGTCGATCTCGGCCTGGAGGTTGTTCCGGGCCGTGTCGTTCAGCGGTTCGGTGTCGATGTAGTCGCCTTTGCGCTCGCCGCTGGTCAGCGTCGTGTACTTGACGCCGATGCGGCGGTCCATCTCGCTGAACTCGACATGCGTCGCGATGACGCCAACCGAACCGACGCCGCCTGTGCGCGGAAGCGAAACGCGCTCCGCCGAACTCGCGAGCGCGTATGCGGCAGAGAACGCGTTGTCGTTCGCGATCGCGTAGACTGGCATCCGCGCCCGCGTCTCGAAGATCAGGTCGGCCAGGTCGAACGTGTCAGTGACGGTTCCGCCGGCACTGTCGACGTTCAACAGAATCGCGCGGATACCCGCTTCGCTGCGCGCGCGTTCGATCTGCTTTCGAATCCTGGCCAAGCGCCACTTGAACAGGCCGCCGTTGACCTCGATGACGGCAATCCCGTCGATCCGCGTGAAGTCGTCGTCTCGATACCGGTCGTAGAAGTAGAACCCGAACGCTTCCGGAGCCGGATCGCCTCCGCGCGTGGCGTGGTTGAGCGATGCGAACAGCGAGTCGGCGCGACCCTTTTCGAGCAGTAGCGGCGTGTTGTAGAGCGCTGCAACCAGTTCGGTCGGGTAGCCCTCTTCCGATACGACGATCGGCTGGACGCCGGATGTAGGCTCGGAGCTACGCGGCGTTTGCCTCGTCGTCGCCTTCGACTTCGTCGTCCGCTTCGGCATCGCCGCCCCCCTTGTTCGCAGCCGCTCCGCTGTCGCGGTCGTTCTCGGTTCCGGTGTCCATCTGAGAGGCTCTTGGCAAGCCGAGTTCTTCCTCGCGCTCGCGGTCTGCGACCCGCTCGCGGTCCAGCTCGACCGCCGACACACCGGCGTAGTTCGGGACTTCGCGCGTCCGGGACGTGAGGCCCAGGTCCAGGGCGAGAGCCACCGCCTTGATCTCTTGCAGCGGGTTGACGTACTTCTGGCCCGTCATCGCGACCCACTTCGGCCGCATCAGGATTCGTACCCGGTCGCGCTCTTCTGCGGGCAGCTTCAGTCGCCCCGAAATCAGCGCCGTCTTCAGCCAGCGCGCGAACACGGGCCGGTTGAACTGGAATTGCAGGACGCGGCGTGAGTGCGCGCGCACCCGGCGGAACTGCTCGATGGTCCCTGCGCGAATCGAGCTGTAGTTGACTTGCGCGAGGTCGCTCGTCAGCCCCTCGTACGTGACACCCGAGCCTACGGCGACGCCGCGGAGGTTGTTCCGGACGAATGCCTCGTGATCGTCTGCGCCTGTCGGCGGGTCTGAAAACTTCACATCGTGGCCAGGCTTCAGCTTGACCGAGATACCCGGTTCGAGTTCGACGTCGACGTCGCCATCGTCATCCTCAGCACCGGAGGTATTGACGTTCCCGAACACGCTCCCGTCGCCGGTCGGAATCGTTTCGATCGCGACGAGCATATTGCGGATCTTCTGGTTCAGGATCTTGGCGTCGTTCGACTCCTGGAGGTCGTGGAGCGTTGTCAGCACGGCGGACAACGACGGGACGCCGCGAAGCTGGCCAGGGCGCGTCGGCGTGAAGACCTGGAGTACGTTTTCCGCCGGCACCGCGACGCGCTGCTGTCCGGCGATCATGTAGTCGCCGGGATGCTGGCGCCACATGTGGTAGGCGGCTCGGCGACCTATCGGATCGAACTCAATTCCGGCTCGAATCCTGCGACCGCCCGGCAGTAGCGCGTTGTAGCTGGCGTCCACTAGCTCGGACTCGAGGATCTGCAACTGGAGCGGGACACTCAGCCCGTCTTCGGCTTGTCGGTCCCGGAACCGCGCGAACACGTCGCCACCTTCGCGGTACGACTGGACGACCATCGCCTGGAGGCCGTAGAAGTCCTGCACGCCGTCGGCGTCACACTCTTCGACCCAGTCGAGCCAGGCCGCTTCGATCTCTTCGCGGAACGCCTTCGACAGCGTGATCGGAGTCGGTGCGATCCCCTCACCGACCACGGAATCGACGAACACTCCGATCGCGTTGAGCGCCCACGGATTGACGCGAGCCTCGGCGCGCGAGCGGCGCCTGAGAGTCTGGACATCACCGCCGAGAAGCGCGTTCACGTGCGCGTTCGGTGCGTACCAGCCGTGCGCGCGGCGACCCGTTCCGGCAGCGTGCCAGGCCGCGTCGGCGTACTTCGTGACGACCTGTTTGCGGGTGAATCGATCCGCGATCCGGCTCAGCAACCCCATCAGTGCCAACCCGTCTTAGTTGCGAACCGTGTCGCTTGGAGCCCCTTCGCTGTCGACCCGGTCGTCGCCGCTGCGACCTCGGCTTCCATCGATTCGAGCGTCGCCATCATCTCTTCGCGGCTCTGGTAGGTGACGGATTGGCCGTCGTACTCGACTCGCTTCACCCCGAGCGCAATCGCGGCCTTGAGCGCGTCGATGTCGGACTGTGTCCACGCCATGACGAACTCCTCACCCGAGATACTTCGACCGACGCTTTCTCTGCCTCGGTTGCGGCTCTGTTTTCGGTACCGGTTCCACCGAGGGAGCCGGCGCGGAGGCGATCCGCTCCAGCAGCGACCGCTCCGCCTCGAGGTCCATCCCCATCGAGAGCGCGGCGTAGTAGGCGCCGTCGCCGTACACGTGGGTGTCGAGTGCCTCGTTGCGAGAACCTTCTTTTTCGAGCATCCAGACGAACTCGTCGCGCCCAGCCTTGTTGGTCCGGGTCGCGCGAACCTCTGCGGTCAGCTGGTCGAAGTAGTCCGACGCTTTCAGCGTCCCGTCGCCCAGGTCCACGCCGAGGTCGCCCGGCAGTCGTCCAAACATCTTCCCGTTGATGCGCTGGCCCGGGATCGACCCCACCGGGAAGCGCGGGAAGTGGATGTAGCCGGGCCCGGGTTCGAGGATCCGGTTGAGTGAATACTGGAGCGTCGTCTTCGCGGGATCGACGTTGATCGTGTAGAGCGGGATCTTCCCGATGTTGTTGCGCGTCGGCTCGCGGACGAACACGTTGCCGGCCGGACCCGCGCGTCCCTTGATCCCGAACAGATACGCGCGTCGGCCATCCGGCGTCGCGTACACGGCCCGGTTGCGGCAGAACTCGTACGCGCGCTGCGCGTGGTGGCCCTGTGTGTCCAGGCACGTCGAGCGGATGTAGTCGACTCCGCCGCGCTCCATCGGGAGCGGCCGGAGCATCAAGTCCCACATCTCGCCCCAGAGCGGCGGCGCGGATGGATCGCCGCGTAGGACGTAGTACGCGAGTTTCCACGACTCGTCGTTCAGGCCGTATCCGGTGATCTGGCCTTCGAGCCGATCGTCCTGGGTGTCGAACCCGGCGGTGATCAGAACCACCTCTTTGGGGACGACGACCAGGCCGGCGTGATTGGTCGGGTACTCCTCGAGTCGCTCGTTCAGATCGCCGCGGACCTTCACGCGCTGCTGCTTCCACGGCTCGCCAAGCACGGTGTTGATGAACGCCTTCACGCGCTCACCCTTGCCCTGGGCCGTGATCCACTCTTCCGCGAGGTGCGGGAGCGACATGTTCGGCCACAGCGCGTACAGCCCGGAGAGTCGGAACCCCGCGGTGCCGTTGAATGGCTTCGAGGCGATCCAGCCGATATCCGGGTCGTCTTCGTTCTCAGACGCGCGCCGGATCGCCCGGTGGCGCTGCGCCTCCGACCAGGGCTTCTCGCAGTCCTCGATTTCGCAGTAGTAGCGAGCGGTCGTCGGGAGATGCTCGCCGCGCGCGCCCTTCTTCCAGCGCACCTGTTCCCAGCGCAGCGTCTGGGGATGGCCGCAGTGTGGGCACGGGACGAACAATTGTCGCTGGTCGCTCTCCTCGTAGGCTTCGCAGATCCGATCGCCTTCGTCCGTCGGGGAGCTGTTCATGCCGATTTTCCGATTCGGAAACGTCGTCGTTCGCCGCGTCGCGATCGTCACGGGGTCGCCTTCGCTACCGGCCGACGCTGGGAAGCGGGCTACCTCGTTGAACAGGACCACGCGGATCGGGTCTCCGGCCAGGTCGGCCGCGACGTTCGCGCCGACCATCCGGATCGAGCCGCCCGGGAACTGCTTCTCGAGTGTCGTGTTGTCTGAGTCGCGGGACTTCGGGTCGCCGATGATCTGCCGGAGGACCGGCGTGTCGCGGATCATCGGCGCGAGTCTCGTCTTCGCGTTGTGCAGCGCGCCGTTTTTCGTCGGCTCGACGATCATCACCGGCGACGGGTCCTGGTGGACGAAGTACCCCACCGGGTTGAACACGCCGCCCTCACTCTTCGCCAGCTGGCTCGCCATCATCTGGACGACGGTCGTGACGCGCGGGTCACTGTACGCGTCCATCACCTCGCGCATGTACGGGACGCGTGAGGTCTTCCACTGACCGGAGTACGCGGACGTGCCGGGGCTGACGATTCGGTATTTGTCAGCCCACTGACTGACTGTGAGTTTCGGCGGTGGCCGCAGCAGTTGAAGCGCGACTCGCGCGGCTCTTCCGAGTGCCGGGTGCCCCTGTAGTTGGATCTGCGGCGACTTCGACTTCCGCTTCCGAGATCGAGGAGAGCGCGGCTTCGACCGCTTCGCGGATGAGGGTCGTTTTTTCCGCGAGCGTTTCGCAGTCATGGAGCCCCGTCGCGACGTCGTCCGGGAGCGACATGAATGCCGAGCGGACCTCGTGGAGAACTTGACTCCACGCCAACTGCACCTGGGGCGCGGGAATCAGCTTCCCGTCGAGGACGTCGAGTTCGCGTTCTTTGAGTTCAGCCTGGGCCGTCTTCAGCCGGCGCTCGGCTTCCTTGATGTCGACGATCTTGCCGCCCTGGCCGAGCTTGGTCTGGAGATCGACGATGTACGCCTTCGCACACTCGATCAGCGGATACCGGCCGCGCGACGCCTTCGGGATGACACCCTCTTGCGCGAGCTGCTGGACGCGTCGCTCGGTCAGGTTGAACAGCGCGGCGAGCGTTCCGACGTCGACTGTGTTCTGGGTCTTACTCTTCGTCTTGCGCGCTGCCATCACCGCTCCGGTGCAGTTCGCGCGGACCCATCGGCTCGACCTCGCCGCAGATCGGGCACCACGCCAACCAGGCCGGGCCCAGGACGGCGGTGCAGTCGTCGCC